CATTTGCAATCCACCTGGCTTCTCACCTAACTTGATCTCAAGACCTTGCTTCATGACAGTGTAAACTGCTTGATCGCCAATGTATCCACCAACGAATACAGGAGCAGCAGTAGCACCAGCAATAGCGCGAGTTACTGTAGGCAAGAAGGTAGTGAATGCAACCATGCAACCATAGATGTTTTCGATCTTACCGCTAGCAAGCAATTCGTTACCCAAGTTGGATAGGTTTGCACCACCAGTTTGAGAAACAGCACCACCAGTTAGTTCGCCTAATAGACGGAACTGTGTGTCTTGATCAAGTACCAATGCTGGGCTACCTGGCAAACGTGCTTTCTTCCAGTTCAACTTAACGTTACGGATAAGTTCAAGAACAGAAGTAGCAGTGAAACCTGCAGTAGCAGTTACCGGAGTCTCACCAGCAGCAACTAATTCCATTGCACCTAATGCGCTTGGACGATCAAAACCGTCAGCAGAAGTAGCGTACATTGTGTTACCAACAGTTGCTTTGAATGATGTGAATGCACCAGCAACGCGTTGGTCAACTTTTTCAGCGAATGACTCACCCAACTCGCCACCTAGTGTGGAAGCAAGATTGAACGCAGTTGTCCAGCCGTAGAAGATATCGAATGCAGTTGCTGCAGCGGTTGGGCTAGCAGTAATAGAATTCTGACCCAATGCAGGGTTTTGCTCGTTAGCATTACCAGATACAGAACCGCTTGTTGCAGCAGGATTGTAGTCTTGATATGTAATTGGAGCGAAGATTGGGATTTCGAACACATTACCCTGTGTTGGAGTTACCACTGTCGTCATGTTCACTAAACCGACTGATTCGTGAACTGCTTTGATTGCGAAGTTTGCAATTGCTTTTTCGAAGCCGTAGCCTTCGTCGTTTCCACCACCTAAGATATAAGCCATGATTTTTCCTTTTAATTAAATTTTGTTGGCATCAGAATAATTTTTTATTCGTCGCGGAGTTAGAAACAGTTACGCCAACGCCTTTCAAGCCGACTGCTTTACCTAAACCATTACGTGTTGCCCATGCATTAAATGCAGCAGGATCACGAGAATAATCAGGAATGCCTTCTTGAGATTCGCCAGCAAAGTTTCCTTGTCCAGGACGTAAGCCTGATCCACCAGTTAGATTACTCTGCTTGAGAAGTTTAGGGTTGCCCTTTGCGACTTCTTCAACTAACCCGCGGATTGATAAAGGTGTACCGTCTTGTGAATATCGTTCTTGTCCCTTACCATTTACGATAACATATGACCCATCGTCATTCCACTGAATATTGGACTTAACTTTGGTCATAGCGTAATCAGTAAGATCGGAATCGAACTTATCAGACATTGCAGAACGAATATCACCATCTAATTCTTTCTCACGAAGAGACTGTTCTTGGCGTGCAAGTTTTGATTGCATAGCACTGAACTGCTCTTGAAGATCATTAGTTGATGGTCGACCCTGCTTTGATTGACTATCTACCTTCGGTTGCGCGGAACCACCGGTGTTTGCTTGCGTTGCGCTTGTACGTGCCATGAATGCTACTGCTGCTTCAACTGAGTCAAATTGTTGACCAGATGCTGCGCTCAATGCATTCAAGATACCGTTAGTCTGACTCTTGCGAATCGCACCAGCGTTTACTTGCGTTTGCTCACTACCGTTATCCTGACTTACATCAGACTGGTCGGTACCAGTTTGGCTAACGTTGCCAACGTTGTTTGATTCATCACGAAAATCGCTCATTTGTTTGTTTCCTTATATGTTAATATAGCGTTAACGGAGCCACCGAGTAGGAGTTAATTTGTTCTTACAAATAGTATTTATCTTTTTATTCTACCGTTGCACTTAGTTGCCATTGCCATTTACCATGCATACTTTGACGGTCTGCAATGAAATTAGCAATGCCATTCTCTTTGTCTGTGGTTGCAGTGTCAAAGATTTTCTCTAACAATACAATAATCACTGCATTGTCTTTGATCAATTCCTTGATCATAAGTTCTGCTTTAGGAATCTTCAATTGATCACTTACCAACGACAGATCAGAGTAACGACCGAAACTTGCTGGGGCGAATTCATTCAATGATCGAATGTATTCAGCAAGTGGATCGATTGCTCCGTATGCATCACTGTAAATTGAATCGAATAATGCATGGTACTGTGGGAAGTTCGGTCCCGTTACGTTCCAGTGAAAACCATGTGTCTTTAAATAAAAACTAGTGGTAGTCGCCAGAAGAACTTTTAAATCATCTGCTAACATAGTTGTGTCCTTCATGTGTTATCTACCCGCTGCCTGACCCACTAGTTGATCTGCAATTGGATTATAAGAACTTTGTCCAGTGTATGTGATACCTGTTCCAACGCCACTGTAGACTTGACTATCAATCATTTCTTCAACGGTTTCATCACCACCTGTGTTAGGTACTTGATCTCCGATATCACGTGTGTAGACTTCTTGTTCTTGTTCAAGTACAAGAGCCTGCATCTCTGGGCCGCTAGTCTTGAGTACAGCCTGTTGATATTCGTAGATTTCTTCTGGTGGTGCAAGCAATGATACCATTTCACGAACGATTAGTCCTTGAATGATAGGATTCTCACCCACTAGCAATTTCGCTTGATTCATTAAAGCAAGACGATAATTTGTGTCGCTGGCTTCGTAGTTAGTGTCATAGTTCACTTCACCAGCCCAGCGCATTTCCATGAAACGTGCTGCGAATGTCCAGATTAATTCTTCAGTAACTTCCATCAATCTGGCTTTGTTCTTAGCAAGACGATGAATTTGGCGACGTTCTTCAATGATTGAAACACCTGACTGAGGGCTGTTGCGTGATGTGCGAAGACCACCTAGACCTGTCAATGATTCAAGTTGTTCTAGAATATCACATTGTTTGGCAATGATATTGTTCACATCACCCGTGTCAATCTTAATTGCTTCGATAGAACCAGCCATACCGCGGACGATTGCACCAGCATGAGCAGGAACTTTAACGCCTGGATCAGCACGAATGATTGTCTTTGCAAACATCAATGATTGGTATGCTTCACATTCTAGTTTGTAGTGTTCACGTTGAGCATCAGATGCATTGTCGATATCTGACACGCCGACATCATTACGACGAGGATCGCGACGACCGAATGCAAGAAAGCCTGGAATACTCATGCCAGCTGGGAAGTCACCGCCACCTAGATAGATTGCTTCACCTTCTGTGTTATCTTCTTTGATAACCTTGTAGGATTCCCAACTTGATGGAGTGTTTGAATCACCTAATTTGTATATTTTAAAGTAATAGCAATCTGATTCTTCGAACTCTTTAACCTTAACATACTTGAGCAATTGCTTGCCACCGTAATAGGAATAGTCCCAATCCCAGACGTCCATTGGATTGATAACGCAAACGTAAGGACGTCCTAGATTACCTTGTTCAATGGTTGGCATGTCCACGAAAACCCATGCATGTCCGAAGATACTTGTCAGTTGACCTACACGTTCCATGAAGCTGTCCATGGTGCGATTGTCTAAGTCGGCATCAAGTTGCAATAGTTCTGACCAATCTTGCATACCTTCACCTACTGGTTTGCCTTGTGCTGTGGCGAATCTTAGTGTTCGCTTGATTCCTGGTTCAAACAGCACATCGTTGATCGAATCAACAATATAACGACAAATAGGTTGAGCAACTGTATGAGTGATAACGTCAACGTGAATCTTTTCGTCTTCACTTGGGCGCTTCTTGCGAGACTGACGTTTAAACGCAGTGCCCCCAAGATATGCCATTTGATAATCGCTCATCGTTTGGTATATACTAGTGTATACCGGGCAACGGTGTAAAAGTTCTTTGTTCTTCATAATTTAAAAGGTTCCTTGTTTGTTTCACATGCTTTATAGCCATGGAAACAACGGCTATCTGATATGTATTTATGCTTAGTACACATCATGGCTTATGCTTGCAATGATCATTATGACGGCGTCCTACTACTGCTGGACTACCATGGTATCCGCAATGTTCACATGTTTGATACTTAGAATGATCACTCCATGC